GGTTAAAGCGACACCCAAAGATCGAAGCATAAGCCTATCTCCGCGGCGGCTGCGTGCCTATCATGCGATCTTGGTGTATCGCACCCGGTGGCTGTTGTCCACCGCGCCCCTGCCCCGGCTGCGCCCCCGGTCGCGGCGTACCGGAAACACCCGGCCCCGCACCACCAGGGCCGCCAGGGGCACCGGGGGCACCGGGGGCACCGGGCTGCATCGCCATCATCCCCTGCATTTCCATCTTCAGCTTCGCGTCCATCTGCTGCTTGTGGTAAAACATATGCGTGCGGATCGCTCCGGTCGGGTCGCCGTGGCTCGCCTCCAGCGCCTTCATGTGCTCCTGCATATGCTGCGCGTCGTCGTCCAGCTCGTGGACCGGCAGAGCCAGCCCGAGCACCAGCATGTCGTTCTCCATGTCGGGCGGGATCGACAGCTTTTCCTTCACGCTCTCGAAAATCTGCGGTGCGATCCGCGCGCCATAGACGCTCTCCACCATCATCTGAATAATCGGAACGAGGTTGATCTTGTGGTCCGGCAGCTGCTGCGGCGGAATGCCCTTGAGCACGTTCATAAAGGCGATCTGCTGCTGCATCTGCTGCGTCGACTTCATCGCCTCGACGCCCCACCAGCGGACCTCGTAGCGCGTCGAATTGTTGATCGGCGGGACTTCGACCATGTTGGCCTTCAGGCCTAGCTCCCCGTACTGCCGAACGGTCAGGTCGCGGTCGCGGTACTGGTGATCAAGATCAATGAACCAGCGCAGCAACGGCGTCATGATCTCGTCTTCGATGTTGGTCACGGCATCGGCCGTCGACAGCAGTTCGGCTTGCTGCTCAGATGCGATCTCAGCCTGATTGCGTTTCGTCTTGCCCCCGGTCGACTGCGCGATCATCGCAGGCGTCACCGACAGCGCCTGGAAAACCTCCTGCTTGGTCGACGACACCAGCGTCATCGCGTCTTTCCACAACGCGGGGAATTCAGCGAACTTGGTATCGTTCGGGTTCGTCTCCCAAATCGCCGCCAGGTTCAGCACCATCGACCCCACGCGCGGGTTCTTCGATGGGTCGGTCATGACAATGGGCATGAGGCTGTAGCACGCGCTGTCCCACCCCATGTTGGCAGCATCGTTCGCAGCGTACTGAAGATCGGCGACAAACTTGACCGGAGAGAGCCCCTTGAACACGTTCGACATGGCGTCTTGCGGCGCCGAGATCACGGGGACTTTGTCGCACCAGTACGGATTGCGCTTAACCGACAGAATGGTGTCCTTCTCGCCGCCCGCCCAATAGATGCGACACAGGCGCTTCTCGTCCTTGCGCTTTAGCACCATCCAGACTTCGTAGCCTATGAGAACAGGCAGGCCCTCCTGAAGCGTGATGCCCGCCGCATCGGCGTGCTTCTTGGCGACGTCCGGCGAGTTGGGATCGTCGGTCTGTTTCTTCATCTGCTCGATCAGCAGCTCGCCGGCCTCACTATCGATCTCGTCGTCGTCGATCATCTGGCGCAGCTTTTCCTTCGTCCACCGACGAATGACCGCCACGCCGCCGCCTTGCCCGATCGCATTGTCTATGCTGGTCGCCGTCACCGGAAACACCGCCACGTCGGCGTCGGCCAGGACTTCGACGATCGGGGCCTGCGTGAAAATCTCTTCCTCGACAACTTCGTACTCGTCGGGGTCGTCGTCCTGGTACTCGACGCCTTCCTCCAGCTCGACAGTGCCGGGCTGCTTGAACGCGATGTGCCGCGTGGTGTCGGCCCAGGTCACATAGAGATTGTACTGCCCTTCGACGTCGCCATTCTTGCACAGCGACGGCACGACGCGCGTTCGCATCTTGGTCTTGCGAATGTAGTGCTCCAGCAACGCCATCAGCGGCCAGGGCTTATCCTCCGACGTTATGACGTCGACGTTCCTCCCCGTGCGAGGGAACATCTGGTTAACAAATCGGGTGCGTCTTGCGTCCACAGCCATCTTGATGATGGGCACGTAGATTTGGGAATTTCCGGCGTAGGCCTGATGACCACCGATGGTGCAGTTGTAGCAGTCCCACCAGTCGAGCTGGTCATTGCCTCGCTCCCACTGCCCGCGAAACGCGCCGCTGACGGTCTTCATCGCGGTCAGGACTTGCTCGCGAATGTCCTCATTGTCGCACAGCTCTTCAGACCGTTCGCCCCACGCAGTCGTGGCCTTGAACAGCTCGCACCACCCCTCGGGTGAAATCTTACCGATGACCTTGGAGCAACTTCGCGGGCTAACGAAATGCGTGCAATCCTGGCATAGATCGCCGGACGCGTTGTCCTTGTAGGCAACTTCGCTTTTCGGCTGCTTAGTCTTCCCTGCCATGATGCTGTGCCCGCGCTGACAGATACTTCCTGCCCTTTGCGTCTACAGCATAATTCCGTTCTTCGCCATCCCCCTCGCCGAACGCCCGCGCCAGCGTGCTTTCGAAGCCTTCCATGAGGATTTGATACGGGCCGGGGTCGGCCATGTCAGAGACTATTCCGGTTCCTGTGACGGATCGCGAATATCCACCCGCCAGTGCGTTAAGAGTCCACCGCGCCCTAGTCGACACGAGAAGTGCAGGTAGGTTACCGACGGTGCTATCGATAAGCTTTCGAAGCTGGTCCCGTCCGGAAGTGAGCTGACCACCTTGTCCAAGGCCGATCTTAGCTCGCCTAGCCGCAACCTGAAGTCCGGTGTTATCAAGTCCGCGGAAATGAGAGGGCGGGGCGTAAACATGGATCGTTTCTCCTAGCGAAGCCAGTCGCGCTTGGGCAACCACGTCGGGTAGGGCCACACCGGGATCACCTTCGACCAGCCAGTCACCGAGTACAAAGACAATCCCCCTTCGCTGCTGAAATAGTATTCCACCCAGATGTTGTCGGCTTGCATGTAGCGATAGGCAGCAAGCGGTTCCTCGTAGCACTTCGATGTTGTCGACGACATTCTTGAACCCGAAGTTTTCATAGATCGGCAGGCCCGGCCTCATGCGCAGCGCGTAAGCCAGCGCGTTCGCCGTGTCATTCTTTCCAGTGGGGTACGAAAGCAGTTGCTGGAAGAGAACGGGGAAGTCCCGGACAAACTCCACCAGGCCGCTCAAAAAGAAGGGCTGCAAAGACCGGATGAACGCCAGCTTGTTGACAGGCGCAGCGGGACTTTCCACAGGGATAATAGATCGACGGCGCGTCATCTCCGCGCGCAAAGGCTGCAACAGAAACTCTTCGAGCCCTTCTTTCTCGACACCAATCTTGATAGGCTGGTAAGTCTCCGCGACCTTGAAAATGTCGTCGATGATCTCGTTGGGCATCCACTGCTGCCCGTCCGCTTCCCACACTACCAGCTTCTGCCCGATCCATGAGAACACCACCTTGCCTGTGAGCGATGACGTCTTTTTGGTCGTGCGGGCCGGATCGTACATCGCATAGACCGGCTCCCAGGTACGCACGCGCGGAACGACCTTGAACATGCTCTGCGTGAACGCTCGGGTCGAGGGGTCGACGGCCTGCACCATGTATTCCTGCATGTACTCGTTCAGCATTCCCGCCGCTTCGTATTCCGCGCGCGTGCGGTCGATCAGCGAGATCGGGAAGCGAGACGGCCAAGTAGCTTGGCGTTCTCCTCTTCCTTTCGAGATAAATTCCCATGGATAACGTCGAACCGTCCAGCTTCCGGTCTTCTCCAGACGCACGGCAAGGCAGTCCGGGTCAAGCAGGTTTGCGAGCATGCGCACACGGGCCCCAGGTGCCAAAGCTGGCAGTAAGGTACGCATGACCCACCGCTGCGCCTTGTCTCGTCCTTCGGGGGTGTTGACACTTTCCTCGTCCTCCACGTCGTCGATCAGGCATCCGTCGGGGCGGACGTCGTCGTGCTTAGTACCACGCAGAGACTGTAGCCGACCAAAAGCCTGAATAACGCATCCGTTGGTGAGAACGATCTTGTCTTCGTTCCAAACAGGGCCGTGCAAATTTCCAAAGAGGAAGCCGAGCTGGTCGTTGAAATCAAGTTCGTGTTTGATCGCGGCCAGTCGCTCGCAAGCCCTTGTGGCGCTCTCTCCAACGATGATGAAGTTCTTATACAACGAAAAACACGCGCCAAGGCAGACGAACTCTTCAGCGATCGTCGACTTGGCGGCGCCTCTAAAAGCCAGTTCGATAATGCGAAGGGAAGGCCCGTGAAGATCATCGATCATCTCGAAGTGAAACGGCGGCGTCGCGTCCGCGTGGCGGTGGGAAAAGAGAAGCTGATGCGCCAGCCTGTGGTCCTTCGCCAGACGAGCGATCAGCTTCTCTTTGTCGTTGAGGTCCGCGAGCTGCACTCAGCGTCCCTTCGGTCCCCGACCCTTGCCACCGCTCGCCGACTTCGACTTAGGCGACTTGGTCGGGGTGCCCCCCGGCGCCGTGCCTTGCTGGCCCCGATTGAACGGCATCTTTTTCGGTTTCCCGCTTCCCTTCATGGGTGCTCTCCTGTGTGGACGCTTGAGGCGCGGGCGTCTCTCCGCGTTTGATCGCCTCCTCGCGCGCCTGCTTATTCAGGTGGGCAGGGGCGTGGGGGTTGTGTCGGTAGGGTTCGGTCATCCGAACGTGTCCTTGATTTGGGTGTTGAAATACTGCCCCGCCGAAGGGGCCTGTGTAAAGGCGTCGAACACATGCTCGGGCACGTTCTCGTAGACGTAGCTTCGCCCGTTCTTGAACGTGATCGACAGCTCGCCCTCGGGCGTCCACACCGCAGCAGCGATCGACGACGAGCCGGTGAAGACGTGCGAACGGCGCTCGGGGGATTTTTCAGCCACGGTTGGTTTCCTTCTTCAGCGGAGCGAGTTGGGCTTAGGTCTGTTCGGTGCGCGCTTTCCATAAGTCAGTATTGGCGAGCGCAAGATCGCAGATTGCACCGCTTGCCTTGTTGTTTGCCTCCAACTCCCCGACGCGCTTGCGCAGGGCCTCGATCTCGGCGGTAGCATCACAATACGCAACGTCTGTTTTTGCGAGTTGCTTGCGCAGGGCCTCGATCTCGGCGCGGGCGGTGGAGAGTTCATCAGTCGTAGTCATTACGGCGTCAGGATAAGTTTATAAACCACCCACCCGAGTGTCCCGTAAGCCCACACACAAAAGACTGTCATCAGGACGTAAACCCATCGCGGCCATCCTTCTGGCGGTGCCTTTGGAAATTTATAATACGGTACGATCCAACTCATCGCGGGCCTCCTTGGGCTGGGGCGTGGCGGTCAGCGTTTGATGAACAATCCATCGATGAACGCTGTAATGAGGCAAATTCCCATGGCAGCTCCGTAGTGACCGGACTCCCAAGTCATTCCGAACAGGGAGCCGGCGAGCCATGGAAAACCATAACTGACGAGTGCTTTCGCCATCACTCTCTGTCTCCGATCCGGTGGGTGGCGGGACCAATTCCCTCGCCAGTGCGTTGTCACCAGTGTAATCTCGATGTGTCAAGCTTGTCAACTGTGTCAATCAGGAGCTGATCATGATCAAGAACCAGGAAATCCAGGACAAGAATACGGGCGTGCATCTCGCCATCGGCACGCACGCGACGAAAAAGGATGCGACCACCGGGCAGGAGCTGGACCCGCGCCACTACGTGCGGATCACCGTTCCGGCTACGACCGGCGGCAGCAAAGACGGAAAAGAAACGCCGCAGAAAATCTCCACGGTCTATTTCGGCCCGGAAGGAGACGTACTGCGGATCGACGCGCACGACCTGTCGCCACCTCCTGTAGCGGAGCCGCGGCAGAACGACCTTGCCACGGCCGGTGCCACCGGGGCGATCAACGATCGGGACGCTGCGCAAAAAGCAGCTGCCTACAACGAGCGGAAACTCGGCGACGCAGAAGGCGATCAAAGCTTCGACGCCAACTTCATGCCGGCGTGGGCGACGGCGAAGGAAGACCCGCCGCAAGCGTACTTCGCGACGCCGAACCAGCGAAATCCGCAAGTCGGTCCGGTTGACCCGCCGTCCACCGATCGGTAAGGTCGCATCGGCCGTCTATTGACGGACCTCCCAGCCTGGCCCCCGGGAAACCGGGGGTCTTTTTCTTGAAAGGTGGTGGTGCCCGTTGAATCCAATCCAAGGCCCCCTGATATGCAGCCCCTCGGTTACGGCCGGGGGGCTTTTTTATGGGAAAAGGTCGATTTTTATAATTTTTGGCCAAATAGTTTGGAGGGAGAAGTCGAATTCTCGGGAGTTGCGCGGTATGGAAGACGGGTGACGCAATTTCCCGCGCGCCCCGGCTCCCTCCCGCTACCCCGAGTTTTAGCTAAAGGCCGGCAAAACCCTAATCATATCAGAGGGTTAAGGGTGGTCGAGCCGAGTGGTTGTGGTCGATAGGTAGTGCCGCAGAAAGTATTAGGTCAGGGCCGCTGACTGAGGTGGAAATCCCTTTTACGCCAGTGGGGTAGTGGGGGGTTTTTAGCTTTGTACTCTCTGTAGTCTAGGTAGCGTTTTGTCTCGCTTAAAGCCAAGTGATTTCAAAGACTTATAATCCAGTATGGTAGTATGGTTTATTATAGGATATCAATCTGAAGGGTACTCTAAAGAAAAAGTTTTTAGTCGCTTTTGTCTCACGCATCTTTAGCTAAACGATCAAACCCCCTAAACCCTACTCTGGGAAACCGTGGCATACCCATTATTCCTCCTAACACATTGACAACACACGCCCCAACGCGATAACATAGAGTCCTTTTTTAGTCCTAGTCAAAGAGGTAAAATGCTATGTATGTCTACGCTATAAGGGCTGGAAACCACCTGAAAATAGGCGTTACGCGCGACATCAAGAAACGCCTTAGCGGTCTGCAAACCGCCTCAGCTGTGAAGCTCCAGCTAACCGGGCTTTGGACGTTTGATAACATGGCACAAGCGCACGCCGTCGAGCGCAGCCTGCACAGTTTATTTGCCGACAAGTGCACACACGGAGAATGGTTCGAAGGCGTGGAAACACCAGAGATAGAGGCGGCAATACCGCACTTCGCCGATCACAGGCCGAGCAAAGCGACCCTGGGGCAGCGCAACTATCTAAATGAGCGCTCTTTGGCTGTGAGAGGCGCGGCCCGCAACGTCAATGCCACTAAAAACCAGTTGGAACAAAAGCTTAGACGCGACGGGCTCACAAAGATCGAGGCGCAAAGCCTCATGAGCATGTGTCGCGGGTACGAGCGCCGACGTGTATTTAGACCAAATGGGGACGGCCTGTACAGAGAGATTTAGCTAAACACTTGTTGACACCCGCCCCGACCCATGGCATAAAGAGTGCGCGGCCGTGGGGGCCGCTCGAAAGGACCGAAGCCATGGGATACGTTTGGGACAGTGGCGACCACGGCAAGTTTTCACCTGACGGCAAGGTCGCGGACACGTTCGACGCAGACGCTCACAACGCTGCGCTAGAGGCGGCAGAGTTAGCCGAGTGGGGCACGAAGCCGGATCGCTTCTGTGGCTATGTGTCGGGCGGCAAGCTAACCACTTGGCGCGGCATCGTGCTCGGCGATGTGGTGCGCTCCAATTCCAGCCGCACGGGTTTCTACGGCAGCAAGATTACCGCTTACGTGATCCGCGGAAATAACGGCGCGTGCTACCACGGTCGGCATGGCGACATGGATTTTATTCGCTTGCGAAAAATGAAATGAAGCCCTGCGCTTCGCCGGTCCGCCGTGGCCGGCGAAGCGCAGCGCTCCGCTGCACTTTAGGAGGGGGACCATGGACGCACAGATAGAGGAAAAACCCGCCGAGCGCATGGCGCGCGTGATCCGGCACCTTGGATTGACCGTCAAATCGGAGTTCATACCGTTCACCAAGTCGCGCAACGCGGAGGAAAAATTTCCGTCGCTCAATTGGCGCGTGACGCTGGTTCGCCACGGGCGTGATGTTCTCACGACAGACTATAGTGCCGGCTGCGCGCACTGCCCTAGCTACAAGCAAGGGGCGCGATGGACGCTTGAATACGATGCAATAATCCGAGGCGAGTGTGAACTTGGCCGCGCGCTCGTCAAATACAGTCGACCCGGCGTCAAGATCGAACCCGACGCAATCGACGTTGTCCATTCACTCGCCATGGAAGCCGACACGCTCGATCACGCGACGTTCGAGAGTTGGGCCGGCGATCTTGGATACGACGCGGACAGCCGTGAGGCTGAGAAGACTTACCGCGCCTGCCTGGAAAGTGCTTTGAAGCTTCGCAGCGCACTGGGCGACGATGGCTTGCGCCAGCTGCGCGAGGCCTGTCAGGACTATTGATTGCTCTTCCCGGCGCGTCTAACCCGCGCGCCAGTGACGGCGACCAAGCCGATAGGAGGGTAGGACCATGAACGGCAAACCTGTGTGCTATGTAGACCAGCACAATAAAGCTTGGTTTGCGACGAGCGTCGCGGAATTGCGCGGTAAAGTCAGCTGCGCACTCGGCTGCCGCGCGGCGAAAATCGGTAAGATGTACCGCGGCAAAAAAGACGGATCGACCGTGGTGTGCGGCTATGTGATCGGCTCGCTTTGGCTGTACGCTTTTGCCCCATTGGAGCGCGCACCATGAACCCGCTACGCGAGAACGGTCGCTTTGGCATCGAGACATACTGTCTCGTCAAAGAAGAAAACCACAAGTGGAGCCGCGTCAACTGGCGTGTCGTTTACGCTGACACTTGCGAGGCATCGTATTGTTCGTGGATGGTGCCAGGGACGATGGAGTGGCTGCCATGAGACTCACGTGCGCATGGGCCAACTGCCAAGAAACAGTTGGCCCCGGAGATTACAAGATAACGATAACGCAGTCGAACCGCGGGCATGTTGAAGACCGGCAAACATATTGCTGCCTTGAACATGCTTGGCGCGCGGTACAGCGCATGGATGAACACCTGAACGGGAGACGGCACCGATGAACCACCGGGACAAACTACACCACGCGGGCGCGAGGGCGCTCCAGGCCTATGAC